CTTGATATGTTTAATGATATCAATATAGCAAGATATAATGATGCAGGAGAAATAATTGGTCATCATATAGTACCATTAAAATATGGACCAAAAGCTAAGGTTTACTACTGGTTACATGAAAAAAATAATGACGGTACACCTAAGCATGATATATTATTGCCTGTTATTGGTGTCAGCCTTGAATCCATAGAATGGGATAGTACACGATTAGCTAATATGTTTGATAGCATACGCGTAGAGACCGATTTATCCACAAGAACTATATCAAAATACTTAAATCCTATGCCATATAACCTCATGTTTAATTTAAATGTTTGGGCAAATTATATGGTGGACATTGACCAGATATGTGAACAGATTTTACCTTATTTTGCTCCACACGCATTTACACGTATAACCATTCCAGAGCTTAGCACAACAATAGAAAACAAAGTATTATTACAGAGTTGCACACCTGATGTTTCACCTGAATTTGGCGAGGAAGATTGGCGGGAAATTAAATGGAATATAGGATTCTTGGTTCAGACATATATATTTAAGCCTGTAAGTGATGTCGGAATAATTGAGAAAATATTCACCAATTTATATACAGATGAAGACGCCTTTGGTGATAGAAGCACAACGTCATTATATACATCAGGTGCCAGTACATCGGCAGGATATGCAGAATCAATGTACCTTGAAGGAACCGGATATGATGAAGACGCTAATATATTGTATAATTATGAGGTATTTTAATTATGGCAGAACACTTTAATAAACTAACCGCAGCTAATTTTCAGTTAGCATTACCATTAATACCGTCAGAAACCTCTATACGCGCAACTGATGAATTAATTTTAAACACATTTGGTGTAGTGATACCAAGCATAAATATTGACCAAGAAGAAGTAAACTGGCAAGGCGCAAAAATAATTGTGCCTGGCGGAACTATTACATTTGATGCATTTACTACGAATTTTATGGTTGACGATAACCTTGATAATTGGAAGGTATTATTTGATTGGATAACATATATTAATAATAATTACAATTCTTTTGTCGGTGATTATAATAATTATGTAATTGACTCCTCATTGCGATTGACTGATAATTTTGGCACGCAGACCAGACTTATCACCTTTAAAAACATGTGGATACAATCATTAGGTGAGGTAACATTATCGCAACGTGAAGGTGAGCCGGTACTGGAATGTAATGCAACATTTTCTTATGATAGATTTGTTGTTGCATAAAAGGAGAGAATAACGTGTTATATAACGAAGAAAACATAAAATTGTTTAATGTATACAAAACAAAAAATGGTAATTATAGGAGTAAAGCAAATAATAAAACATATTATATGCATAATTGTAAAACATGCGGTATATGTTTCATAGGACATAAAACACAACAATATTGTAGCCATTCATGCTCTATGAATAATAATTTAACACAAGAAAAACTAAAGAAAACAATTATGGATAAGTATGGTGTTGAATACGCATTGCAATCATCAAAAATACGTGAAAAGGGAAATATTACAAAACAATATTTATATAATGATGTCAATTATGTTAACACTAAAAAGGCAATAAAAACAAAGGTTAACAGATATGGTAATCAGTTTAAAAGTATAATACAAAAAATGAGACAAACAAAGAAAGATCGATATGGTGATTGCAACTATGTTAACAGAAATAAGGCTGAAAATACAAATCAAATTAAATATGGTGGTACCTATCCATTAGCAGATAAAAAAATTCAAGAAAAATCAATCAAAACAATACGTAAAAAATACAATAATAACAGTATAATTAATGTATTTCAAACAGACCATGTTAAGTCCATTATACAAAAACATGTAAAAAATAATAGAATAGTACGATATGATAATCTTAAAAACATATTAAATTTAGAAGGATACACATTATTAAATAGTGTTGATGATTTCGTTAACGGTGATATCATATTAAAGTTTATGTGCCCAGTAGGACATATTGATAGAATCACTACAAGTAATTGGTATAAAGGATCGCGATGTGGTAAATGTTTTGGTAACAGATCGGTTGCCGAATTAGAAATATCTAAGTGGTTACAATTATTGAATATAAATGTGGTGGAAAACGATAGATCAATTATAAAACCATATGAATTAGATGTTTATTTACCAGAACACAGCATAGCAATCGAATATAACGGATTATACTGGCACAGTGATTGTATTATTGATAAAAACTATCATTTAAAAAAGACAGAACTATGTGAATCGAGTGGTATCCAATTAATTCATATATTTGAAAACGAATGGCTTTTTAAAAAGGATATCGTCAAGTCAGTAATATTATCTAAACTTGGAATATATGATACTAAAATATATGCTCGTAAGTGTGATACAAGACTTATCAGTAGTAAAGAAAAGGATGATTTTTTACAAACAAATCATTTACAAGGAAAAGATAAATCATCTATTAAATTAGGATTATTTTATAATGATGAATTAGTTTCTATAATGACATTTGGTAAAAGGAAAATAACAGGTGGTACACCAAAAACAGAATTAATACGTTATTGTACCAAATTAAATACAATTGTTATCGGTGGTGGTTCAAAATTATTCAGTTATTATATAAATAGATATGAAGGCAATATAATAACATATGCAGATAGACGATATTCTGATGGAACATTTTACGGAAAATTAAAATTTGTTTTTAATCACATATCGCCGCCATGTTATTATTATGTGAAAGGTTATAATGTAACGCATAGGTCAATGTATCAAAAACATATGCTTAAAAATAAGTTAGATATATTTGATGAAACATTAACTGAATACGAAAATATGATAAATAATGGGTTTAGAAGAATATGGGATTGTGGAAACTATGTTTTTGAATTTAAATAAAATTTTTATAAATAATAGTATGAATTATATAAATAACATTAGAACAAAATTGGAGGATACAACATGTCATTCTATTTAAGTCCAATCGTTGATGTTAACGAAATAGACCTTTCAACAACAATACCCGCAGTGGCAACATCTATAGCAGCCATTATATTAAGGGACACATACAAAGGACCAGAAAGAAAGAAAACACTTATCACAAGTGAAGATACTCTTATTGATACATTTGGTGAACCTACGAATACTGCTAACTGTTATCAAGATATTATGTCGGCTCTTGGTTACCTTAAATATGGAAACAAATTATATTGTACAAGAACAATGCCGGTAAGTGCAGCATTTGCTGGTATTGTAGCTGTAAGTGGTGCTGAAGCAACATTTACAGAAGGCGAAGCATATCAATTAACAGATTTTAACAGTGAAGATCCTGATGAATTTGCTGAAGAAGAAGAAGTAACTGGCACAGATTCAATGTATTTCATCGCTAAATCAAGAGGTGCATGGGGTAATAACATTAAATTGGCCATCATAGATAATTCAACTTACAGTGCGATTGCATCCGGTGGTCATAGTGATTGGGACACATATGCAGATTTAGCAAGTATTGATAATGAATTGGATAGTGATGATGAATTTCTTGTTGCGGTATCAGTCCAAAAACAGGGACAAACATCATATACATTGGTTGAAAACTTTAATGTATCAACACGTGAAAGAGCATTGGATGACTTAGGTATTTCAAAGTTCTGTGAGACTGTTATTAATGGTAATTCTAAATATATACGCATGTCACTAAATGCAGTTCAGAAAAATGAGGACATAACAATATCAACTTCTTCCTGGCAAGCATTATCAGGTGGCGTAGACGATAATGGCGATACGGTAACAGATGGCGATATTGAACTTGACCTTGATATGTATAAAAATCCCGAAGAAATCGATATCAATATGTTCATCGACTCAAATAAATCAAATGAAGTAAAAAGATATATAGAACAGATTTGTAGTGTAGATAGAAAGGATAGTATGGCAATTCTTGATTGTTCATACTCCGATGTTGTTAACAATGTAGGTAGTGAAGCAACTGCATTAAGAACATATGCCAGAACCACACTTAATACTAATAGTAGTTACGCTGCCCTTTATGGTAACTGGCTTAATGTATATGATAAGTGGAACAATAAATATAAATGGATACCAACATCAGGATATCTTGCAGGTATATTTGCTAATACTGATGACACAAATGACCCATGGTTTGCACCGGCAGGACTGAACCGAGGAATCATAGGTGGCGTAAGGAAACTTGCATGGAATCCAACACTTGGTGAACGTGATATACTGTACAAAAATGGTGTAAATCCAATAGTAAGTTTCGCTGGCCAAGGTAAAGTTGTTTGGGGTCAGAAAACAACCTTAGCTAAGAGTTCCGCATTTAATAGGATTAATATCCGTAGATTGTTCTTGATATTAGAAAAAGCAATCAGTACAGCTTCTAAATATTTCTTATTTGAGCCTAATGATGAACTTTCAAGAATACTATTGGTTGATATGATTACACCATTCTTACGTGATGTTCGTTCAAGACGCGGTCTATCTGAATATTTGGTTGTATGTGATTCAACTAATAACACACCTGAGAGAATGGATAGAAATGAACTGTGGTGTGACATATGGTTGAAACCAACACATACATACGAATTTATTGTATTAAACTTTATAGCAACTAAAACAGGCGTGTCGTTTACTGAAATGATAGCCGCTACTCAAGTATAAGAGGGAGGAAAAACAATGCCAGGATTTGATATAGAAAGTTTCCGAGGTAATTTCACCGGAGGCGCAAAGTCATATTTATTTTCATATATTCCAATGATACCAACAGGTGGTAGTGGTGACGCATTATCATATTTGGTTAATTCAACATCATTGCCAGCAAACACCATAAGTGAAGTACCTGTAACATGGCAAGGATTTGACTTTAAGATGGCAGGTAAATCGGAATATTCTACATGGGATGTTGTATTTAGGGTTGATAAGGACGCAGTAATTAGACAGAATTTTGAAAGCTGGCAGAGATTTATTCACGACCCTACAAGTAATGTATATAGTTCACCAAATGAGTATATGATGGACCAACATGTTACATTACTTAATGATTCTGGCGGTGAAGTATGTACATATAATTTAATAGGCGCATGGCCAAGTGTTATTAGTGATGTACCTTTGGATTATACATCAACTGATTTAGCTGTATTTACTGTAACCTTTACATATCAGTACCATACAATGAGTCAAGTTAGTTACGACCAGTAAAAATTAAATATATAAGAATTTTAATACCCTATTCAAGTAAAATTGAATAGGGTATTTTTTATGGTAAATTATGCATAACAAATTTAATATTACCACAATCCCATATTCTATCATAATGTTGTGATTTCATAATTTCCCATTCAGTGCCATTTCCTAAATGCTTAATTTTATCTTTTCTGAAATTAAACCTATGATATCTTTTTGCTGAATTCTTAAAATACCAATAATTAGGTGATGATATGTGATCTTGTTTGAATCCTATTTTTTCATATAAATTACCTACACTCCACCGCCTATCAGCATAAGAAAATATCTCATTCCATTTATAATTTCGTTTAAAATATGATAATAATTTACCAGCAATACCAATAACATAACCTGATGTACAAAATCTACTAAGTTCATATACACCAGTGGTCGTTTTACTACCTTTTGATATATTTCCTTTAGCCATTGTCATAACTGCCACAAGTTCACCATTATAATAAGCACCCAATTTTATTGATGAATTTATGTAACCTTGTATATGATAAGTATCAATAAATGATTTAGCTATTTTTGCTGGTATTTCTGATATAGCACATTTTCTAGCGTAAATTTTATTTGTTGATGTTCCCAATATATGTAATAACCTATTTTTTACTATACTATTTTTAGTTAGCCATTCATCTTCAAATATAGTAATTAATTGATAACCTATTTTATTACATAATTCTAATTTATTTAAATGATATTTTCTATATTTTCCTTTGGTCTCACCATGCCAATATAAACCACAATACTCTATTGCTATTTTTTTATTAGGCACAACAATATCCAATTCAAGTGGTTTTATCAATATTCTATCACAAAATATAGCAGATGGGTTTAATGTTTTAACAAAATTAAATATTTCTAATTCTGCTTTAGAAAAACCGGATGCGCAGTATTTACATCGATGTCCTAATTGCCAGTTTATCCATGATATTTTGTGAATATGACCCTTTGGACATTTATATTTTATTAATTCCCTGTTATTATTATATTTTGTGCTTAATACTTCATATCCTTCCTTTTCAAATTCCGTTTTAATATAATCAAAATCTGCTTTTTGACATTGTTTACATCGTACACCACTATTAAATTTACCATATGTTGTACTGAATATATGTTTATTATTACATTCAACTGATAATGTATGGACGCCATTTATATAATCATCTTCTGTTGTTAATAGTTTATATCCATTGTATTCTATTAATTCTTTTACTTTTTTATATGGTGTCCTGTATTGTTTCTTTACCCTTTCCGTGTAATTTTTTGACCATCCACGTTTACATCCTTTTGATAATAGTTTACTCATTTTTTCTTTGTATATGTTATCGGACCATCGTTTCTTTGCATTTATAGAGTGTATATGTTTAATTTTATTACCGGAATGTTTATTACGACAACTTCTGCAAAAGTCACCATCAATCTGTTTTATATAAGTTTTGTATATTTGTTTAACGCCCATACCGCATACATCACATGTAAACCATATATATTTATTGCTTCCTTTTGTTAGTTTATCTAATTCACCATTATCAGCTCGTTTTATTAACATATAATAACCTTTAGGAAGTCTTCTCCGATGTTATTTAGTATTTACACATTAAACTTAATATATCATAATAAACCTTACATGTAAACAATAATAGGTACATGATAGATGTTACTGTATTATATTTTTTAGTTCATTTATTATGTTCTGTTTGTTTTTTATCCAATCATCATGCCAAATTACATATAATAGTATTCCTTTTTCTTTACAAATATCCTTTTTTAATTCATCTTTATACATACGATATTCATTAGTTTTATGATACCAACTATTATATTCTATAGCTATTTTTTTATTTGGTATATAAATATCTAATTCTAACCATCTGTTGGTTAATTTATTAAATACTATCGTTCTATTGCTAATATTAATTGTATCTTTATAAAATTCTTTAATAATATCGACAACCTCTTGTTCTTGTCTTGATCTATTATTCAAATGTGAACATTTAATGCATCGCTGGCCTTGTTGAAAATTATTAAATCTTATCTTAAATATATGACCTTTAGTACATTGTAATGTTAATTTAATTCTACTATGTTTATATTCATTACTTAATAATTTATATCCTTCCATTTCAATTTGTTCCTTTATATATTCATAAGTATATGTTTGTTTTTTAGTACGTAATGTTCTTGTGCAGTATGGACATGTGGTGTTGTATTTAAAATGCGTAAATGTTCGTTTAAAATTATTATTACAGATATTACATTTAATAGTTAATTGTTGATTAGAATCTAAATATTTTATTGGTATTAACGTAAATCCATTTTGATTTATGAATTTTTTAACATCATTAAATTTATATCTTTTTTTATTACGTTTATGTTCAATTGCGCATTTTGGACATCGGTGGTTATTCTTATAATTATTAAAATTCATATAATATATATGACCACATATTAAACATTGTATTTTTAATTTATCTTTTGCTTTGATGTATTCATTACTTAATACTTTATCTTTATTAGTTTTTTCAATGTAATTTTTTACATGTTTATATGTAAGTCGTATACCATTCATATGTAATTCCTTTAATATTTGATATTAATATTTATATAAAACAGACTCATGTTAATGTACAAAAACGAAGAAAATAACAATAAAAAACCCTGTATAAATTTCTCTATACAGGGCTTTCATTATATGTTATCTACCGATTAATCAGGCAAATTCTCTACCAATATGTACTGGTAGTATTCTTTTGCGCCGAAAATGTTTGAATGAATTGCATAACGACTCATCAAACCAACCGTTGGTTGCAGTGAGTTTTCGAAGGTTCCCTTTGCTACCATAAGTTGTATATATGGGAGGTAAATAATTCCTGCATCATATTCGGATGGTCCCTTATAACCTACGGTACAATAATCACCCTCACTATGAGATGTGAATGTGTCTCTATATACCGCTAGTCTACCATCAAGTGAACCTACCTTTGATACACCTGTTACGGATGTATTAATGTCTCCTGCTACTGGCTGAATAACGAAAGAACTTAGGCACTCAAGTGCGGCACATACATAAGGAGAAGCGATAACAAAGTTACCTGAGCCCCTACGTGTATTTACAGCTATCTGATTTGCTTTCCTGATAATCTTGTTATACAGGGTTCTATATTTTTCAGTCTCCCATCTACCGTCTGCTGATGCACTTGTTGAGAAATCCCAACCACTTGACGATCCTGTACCTGTTGTTGCTACGGTATTAATCGTGTCTATGATTTCCCTATCAATTTCAGCTGTTATTTCATAGGCCAAAATATCAAGCATTTCTTCTTCAAGATCAAGACCATGCATTGCTTTAAGGTCCTGTGCTACTTCAACTGACCATCTACTTCTCAACTTTCTGGTTACAGCTTCAACCTGCGCTTTCTCTACAGTCATGTTTACTTCTTTGATCTGTGCTCCTGAGCCAATTCCAAGTCCAACATTACCCGAACTATCTGAACCAAGTCCTTCACCGGCTGAGGTTACCATACCTTTAGAATCACTTCCTGAATATGAGGTATCTATGTAATTATGCCCAAGTT